CAATGATATGGTTCTATCTGGACTTGATGTTCAATCCATGATAGAATCAAATACTTACTCTGGTTTAGAAGCAAAACTCAAATTTACCACCTGGAAGAAAATATGAGCAACGGTTTAAAGGTTCAAAAGAGAAATGGATCTATTGAGAACATTGATCTCGATAAGATGCATGTGATGGTTGAAGAGGCATGTAAGGGTCTTGCAGGGGTCTCTGCAAGTCAAGTTGAGATGACATCAGGTATTCAATTTTATGATGGAATCACTACTGCTGAGATTCAAGAAATTCTGATTCGTAGTGCTTCAGATTTGATCGATCTGGATCACCCAAATTATCAGTATGTTGCTGCCCGTCTTCTTTTGTTTGCTGTTCGTAAGCAACTTTATGGGAAGATGAAGGATCTTCCTACACTTGAGCAGCACATTATCGATTGTGTGTCTGCCGAAGTTTATGATTCCGATATCTATAACAAGTATTCTCAGGAAGATATTACCCGAGCAGATTCCTTTATTGACCATGATCGTGACTTCCTGTTCACCTATGCTGGTCTGCGGCAGGTGGTAGATAAGTATCTTGTTCAAGACCGTAGTTCTGGTGGAGTATATGAAACTCCTCAGTTCATGTACATGATGATTGCTCTGACTATCTTTGCAGAGTATCCCAAAGAAACCAGAATGTCATATGTCAAGAGGTATTATGACGCAATCTCCAAGCACAAAATCAACATCCCCACTCCCATCATGGCAGGAGTGCGAACGCCACTTAGACAATTTGCTAGTTGTGTTCTTGTTGACGTTGATGACACCCTCGATTCTATCTTTAGCTCTGACATGGCTATTGGTCGATACGTTGCGCAGAGGGCGGGAATCGGCATCAACGCTGGTCGTATCCGTGGCATCAACAGTAAAATCAGAGGGGGAGAAGTTCAACACACGGGTGTTGTACCATTTCTCAAGAAGTTTGAAGCAACTGTCCGATGCTGCACGCAAAATGGCATACGAGGTGGATCCGCGACAGTCCACTTCCCAATCTGGCACCAAGAAATAGAGGACATTCTTGTTCTTAAGAACAACAAAGGAACAGAAGATAATCGTGTTCGTAAACTTGATTATTCTATTCAGATTTCTAAACTGTTCTACGAAAGATTCATTAATAATCAAGAAGTATCTTTGTTCTCACCTCATGATGTTCCAGGACTTTATGAGGCATTTGGAACCGATCGATTTGATGACCTTTATCTGAAGTATGAGCAAAATCCTTCTGTTAAGAAAAGGACAATCGGTGGACAAGAACTGATTCTGAATCTTCTGAAAGAGAGAGCAGAGACTGGTCGTATTTACATCATGAATATTGATCATTGCAACTCTCACTCATCGTTCAAAGATAAGATTGAGATGAGTAATCTGTGCCAAGAGATCACTCTTCCAACATATCCAATTCAGCACATCGATGATGATAATGGCGAGATTGCTCTTTGTATTCTCTCTGCTATTAATGTAGGTAAAGTAAAGTCTGATGAGGAACTGGAAGAACTTTGTGAACTTTCTGTTCGTGGATTGGATGAACTGATTGACTACCAGAAGTATCCTGTACGAGCAGCAGAACTTGCTACAAAGGCACGCAGGTCCCTTGGAATTGGTTATATTGGTCTGGCGCATTATCTTGCCAAACTCGGATATTCCTATGATTCTCAGGAGGCATGGGATGCAGTTCATGGTCTTTCTGAATCTTTCCAGTATTATCTTTTGAAAGCATCCAATCAACTTGCTAAAGAAAAAGGATACTGTGAGAACTTTGGTCGCACCAAATATGCTGATGGCATTCTTCCTATCGATACTTACAAAAAAGATGTAGACGAAATTTCTTCTATTCCATACCAGCATGATTGGGAAACTCTTAGGGCATCTATCCTGGAACATGGCCTCAGGCACTCAACACTGTCGGCACAGATGCCATCGGAGAGCAGTTCCGTTGTGTCAAACGCAACCAATGGAATTGAACCACCTCGTGGATTCTTGTCCATTAAGAAATCCAAGAAAGGTCCTCTTAAGCAGATTGTTCCACAGTATGCTACACTGAAGAATCATTACACTTTGTTGTGGGATATGAAGAGCAACGAAGGTTATATCAAAATCGTTGCTATGATGCAGAAGTTCTTTGACCAGGCTATTTCTGGTAACTGGAGTTACAATCCAGAGAACTATCCTGACAATGAAGTACCAGTGTCAGTTATGGCAAATGACTTCTTGACTACATACAAATACGGATGGAAAACTTCCTACTATCAAAACACTTACGATATTAAGACTGATGAAGTGATGGAAGAAAAGAAATCCGAATTGGAAGATCTAATTAATGAGTTAAGTTCAGTAGAGGAGGGAGAGTGTGAATCCTGTGCAGTTTAAAATTTCTTCCACGGAAGAACCCACACAGATCAAAGGAATGACAGTTTTTAACACTGAAAAAGTTGATACCAAAAAACAACCAATGTTCTTTGGTAAACCACTTGGAATTCAGAGATATGATTCATACAAATATCCAGTCTTCGATAAACTGACCACTCAACAATTAGGATACTTCTGGAGACCCGAAGAGGTGTCTCTCCAGAAGGATCGTGGAGATTATCAAACTCTGCGTCCTGAGCAGAAGCATATCTATACTTCTAACTTAAAGTATCAGATCATGCTTGATTCTGTTCAGGGACGTGGACCTGGAATGGCATTTATTCCTTATTGTTCTTTGCCAGAACTTGAGGCATGTATGGAAGTGTGGGGATTCATGGAGATGATCCACTCACGTTCATATACTTACATCATCAAGAATGTATACTCAGATCCTTCTGAGGTGTTTGATACTATTATTACTGACAATCGCATTCTTGATCGTGCTAAGAGTGTAACTGAATCGTATGATGACTTTATTCAATCAGCACAATCTTATGGTGCATCTAATGCTTGGATGCATAATCTTGAAGGAGTTTCATACGCAAAAGATACGATTAACGATGTTAAACGAAAACTCTATAGAGCAGTCGCAAACGTTAACATTCTTGAAGGTATTAGGTTCTACGTTAGTTTTGCTTGTAGTTTCGCATTCGGTGAACTTAAGCTTATGGAAGGATCCGCTAAAATCATCTCTCTTATCGCAAGAGACGAAAACCAGCATCTAGCCATTACTCAGAACATTCTGAATAAGTGGAGAGATGGTGATGATCCGGAAATGAAGCAGATCGCAAAGGAAGAAGAAGAGTGGGTTTATGCGATGTTTGATCGTGCAGTAAATGAAGAAAAGAAATGGGCAGATTATCTGTTCAAAGATGGCAGCATGATTGGACTGAATGATAAACTTCTTCAGCAATACGTAGAGTGGATTGCAAATAGAAGACTTAAGGCAATTGGGTTGAAACCCCAATACGATATTTCAGCAAACAATAATCCACTTCCTTGGACTCAGCACTGGATCTCCTCTAAGGGTCTCCAGGTTGCTCCCCAGGAAACGGAAGTAGAATCATATGTCGTTGGTGGAATCAAACAAGATGTTACCAAAAATACTTTCTCAGGATTCAAATTATGATGAATGGTGTGAACAAGAAATTTTGAATGCTTATAAAGAAGCAGCAGAATGTGATGAGTATTTGTTTGGAGATTATAACTTTTGTGAAGAATGGTTAAATGATGTCTAATACATAGAGGAGGTCACACTCCTCTTTTTTATGGTCGGACTTACGGACATTTACACACTTAAAGCACGGTTAGATAAACTAAAGCATCAGATTGATAAAGAAAACAAATCTTGGGAAGAAAAAGAACTTGCTCATAAATATCTGAGTAAAGCAATTGATTATGTGAATGAGTTGCAGTTATACTAATGGATGGAAGTATATAAAATCTGATGGTGAATGTTTTGAATCCGAAGATATAGGTGATAACTTCGGATTCGTTTATCTCATTACAAACAAGATAAATTCAAAGCAGTACATAGGACGGAAATATTTCTGGCAGTTTAGAACTCCCAAAGGGAAAAAACGTAAAGTAAAATCAGAGTCTAATTGGAAAGATTATTATGGGTCTTGCCCGGAACTTAAAGAGGATATTGAAAAGTACGGCAGAGAAAATTTTGTTAGAGTTATTCTCTCGTTACATAAAACAAAGGGCAAAACAAATTTCGAAGAGACTAGACAACTCTTCTACCACAACGTCCTCACGGAAAGCCTTGACAACGGGGAACCAGCCTTCTACAATAGCAACATCCTCAACAGGTACTTCCGAAAAGACTACTATGGAAACACAGATTGAACCAGTTCCTTATGTGAGGGATTGGTGTATTGATCGGATTCATCACCTTGCGGATCATGGAGGTATGGAGGATCAACTTAATGCACTTGCAATTGCATCTGAGTTTGATGAGTGGATTAATATCCCTGAAGGCACTCATCAACTTGATTATCTTTGCTTAGAAGAAGAAGGGTGGGGAGATCAGGAAATTGATATTCGGTAAACCAAACTATTGACAAATAATAAATATTAACTTATTATGTAAAAATCCCTGTTATGAGCAGGGTTTTTTATTATGAGACTTTGATTTTGATTTAGAGCCGTGGAAAGTGCCCTTTGAGAAGAGGGTGTACCCCCTTTCTATACGGATGTAGAGTTCAATTAAAACTAGTGCAAAATTTCTTTACAGTAGCCATGCCCATTTTGGCAGCGGTTACAACCAGTACGGCAACACTGCCATTCTCTAGTTATAAACTGCAAGGTCCCCCTCCCCCAGTGGAGACACAACCTTACTCAATTATTAAAGAGTTTGAACCAGAGACGACAGCAATCCGAGAGGTTGCACCAGCACCAAAGCCAAAAGAGCAAAGGCTAATTTGTAAAGGGTGTAATGAACATGAGAATGCTACCCTGGCATTTTTCCAGGAACGTGGTATTAAAGACAGAAACGCCCTTGCTACCATCATGGGCAATATTAGACAGGAATCTACTTTCGTGCCTAATATTTGTGAAGGTGGTAGTAGAACCAGTTGGAGTAACTGCGGTGGCGGTTACGGACTGATTCAGTGGACATCTGCCAACAGATATTATGGATTGGGTGATTTTGCTAAGAAGTATGGTGGTTCACCATCAGATCTTCGCACGCAGCTTCGTTATCTAACGACTGAAGTTCAGTGGCAACGAATTGAAGACCGCATGAAGACTCCTGGTAAGTCTATCAATCGTTACATGGACTATGCGTATAGTTGGATTG